ATTAGCGAGGATATTAACATGAGAAAATCAAGAGAACGAAGTCGAGGTGAAATAATATCTCAAACTTCGGTCACCACTTCGTTATACGATAATAATGGTACTCAGTATTTTACTAAGTCCAAAATTAGCGGAAACCAGGTGACAGGTCAATATGAATATATGAGCGACGTTGTCGGTTCAAAATTCAAGACCAAATCTTCTCGTGGGGGTATTGTTAATAACGGAATGCACCAATTCAAGGAGACCCGAGAAGCCACGGCGACACAACTAGTCCTCAGAGAGGATGTTGCGTTACCCATGGAACATCGGTACGTCTACGATGGAGGCCATTTTTTATTACAGCCTTCATCAGGAATTGGTTTTGGACAAGTCGTCCATCCGCCTAACGATATAGATTTTAATCAGCTTATTAAATTAGCTGGTACTTCTGCTCAAGCAGGAATTCAGAACCCGGTTTTTCAGGGAACGGTCTTTCTAGCTGAGCTGCGTGAAACTATGAAGTTTCTACGTAACCCTTTGGACTCTATAGGCAAACTTCTACGGCGAGCTGACAAACGTTCTAAACGTTTAATGCGAGCTGACCGCCGACGCCTTAGTCATTTTGATAGGACGTTACGCGGTAAGATAGAATCAAGCCGAGCTTATAATTTAGGCAACTTTGTTGCCGATACTCACCTTGCATACCGATACGGATTTACTCCGTTGGCGCATGATGTGAATAATATTATAAGTGCTATCACAAACTATAACGTACCAGTGGATCGTAAAACATCCAGGGGGTACGCGGAGAATGCATCATTTTACAACGAAACGTTGGAAGATGATTCGACTCACGGACTTTTTCGAAAGGACGTGACCTCTGTACATACAGTGCAGGTTCGCGCCGGCATACTTTATAGGTTCAGTTTTTCTGATACCTTTGGAGTGCGCATGGAGCAAATACCTAGTGCTGCATGGGAAGCAGTTCCCTTTAGTTTTGTGGGTGATTGGCTGTTCAATCTAAATGATTGGATTGCAGCAGTAACACCAAAAGCCGGAACAGATATATTAAGTTCCTGGACAACAGTGACCGACACAAATACTACCGAAGGATTCGGTAGCGTTAGTCAACCAACTAGTTCGTCAACACGGTCAGTAGAAATTCCATCTACTTCCGACGAGTTGTACGTAACTGTCAACAAAACACGGACACCAGGGCACAAAATCGGCATCGCTCTACATCCATTACCTTTTAAAGGTGATTTGGGTATAAAGAGAGTAGCTGATTCTATTGCATTGCTTATTGGATTAGCATCCAAAAGGCCTCGCATATACCGCCAATGATCCGACCGCATTTTGCGGGTAATCTAGCACAATTTCGTGCGTTTAACAGAAAGGAGACATCCAATGTCTTTAACAATCAATACGAAGACCTATAATCAAGGTCTACAACTGGCGAGTAATAATGGGTTTAATTTCAAAGGCCCAAATCACTCTGAGACTTCTAACGAGTATGTGCAATTAATTAGCACACCCGCGACAAAGTCTAGCACCTCAAATGGAAAAACGAAAAGTAATCTTCGTATGGTCCGTGGCGCAACAGATGGTACTGATATCCTCTCTTACGATATGATCGCGAACGTTCAAATTTCCGTTCCGGTCGGAGTTGATAGCTCTGAGCTATCTAACTTTATTGCTGATTTAAAAGATGCAGTTAATTCTGCTACTTTATCGGCTCTTATCGAAGACCAGACTGTAACTGGATAATAGCTTGTCGCTATTACAGCGTTACACTCGTCTTATTACGATGAGATCATTTTCAGTATTTCTTATTTGTGGCATATGCCTAACAACCTCTGGTTGCGGCATATTGAAAGCTACGTATAAGGATCCTGATCATGAAATAACCGTGGAAACACGGCCCGTTAGTAAATCCAAAGATAAGGAGGTTGCATTATGCGACCCACTACCAGTAGAAAAAGGTTCGGAACCTCGATCTCTGTTACTTCCGGAAAACTGTTTAAAACAGTAATTCGGAAAGCCATTATGGCTGTATCTTCAGACCATGAAAACTACTTACTAGGCGCTCTTAGAGCGAACCAGTTTGAACGTTTATTGGAATGGAGTGAGCAAGTGAGCCCACAGCAGTATAGCTCACCCGCGTTTTATTTTGCGGATGCTCAGATAGCTGCATTGATTAAGAAGTATCCGTTTACGACGACTGAGATTCCAGGTCTTAAAGATCCTGGGGTTGTGGCTTTTGAGAAATTTCAAAAGGCAGAAAATCGTTGTAAAAGGATGAATGCTGTTCGCATTGCTAAACGCAAACGGCATTACTTCGAGGACCGTCATCACCAGTATTGGGTGACGGCCCGTAGATATATCTTAAGAGTACTAGGTTCTGAACCTAACTTAGAGGATATATTCGATCATTGCGACTTTTCAGCAGGTGCTTCTATAGGAGTTCACGGAAATAAAACTAGTCTCGCCCATAAAATCGGGTCTGAGGCTATGTCCGGAACAACTTTAGCGCTACCGTTAGCCGTTCGAGCTCTCTGGCACAATTGTAGTACACGTAATGCGATCCTCCCGGGTCGCGTGAAGTGCTATGATAAGTTAGCATTTGCTAGCTTAGTTAAGGAGAGACTCTGGCGGTGTACTGACTATAATAAAGTTAGTTTTGTACCAAAAACAGCGCGTACCCATAGGGGTATCGCTATCGAACCATTACTAAATGGGTATCTACAGAAAGGAATCGACACTGTCATGCGCAAGAAACTTATGCGATTTGGTGTCAACTTGCAGGAACAAGGAGTTAACCGTCAGCTTGCGCTGATTGGATCACTACCTAACCAACAAGACCCCTACTGTACGATAGATCTACAAGCAGCGTCGGACAGTATATCGTTCGAAGTTGTAAAGGATCTTCTTCCGCCCGCCTGGTTTGATCTTCTCATTCGAGTGAGATCGCCAGGTTATACTACGCATGACAATTCGTACGTCAAGTATGAAAAGTTTTGCAGTATGGGTAATGGTTTCTGCTTCCCTCTCGAAAGCCTAATTTTTGCGGCTTTCACATTTTCGGTGACCGACATAGTCAATAATGACTATTCCCCCTATGATTTTTCTGTCTATGGGGACGATATTATCGTGCGTCAATCGTGTGCACTTCTATTATCTGAAGTGCTTCGTAATGCGGGTTTTATATTAAACAAAGAGAAATCTTTTCTCTCTGGCCCGTTTCGAGAATCTTGTGGAGCAGATTGGTACCAAGGCACGGACGTCCGTCCGGTGTTTTTGAAAGATCGGCTGGTCGATTTACGCCAGCTTTTCGCCTTCCATAATTCATTTTTAAGATCTTTGCGATGCGAATCAGCTTCTGTTGATTTGCGGCAATATCTAAGGTCACTCACTAAGGGTCGTTATCAACGCCCTGGACGTGAGCCCGGTGACACGGCTTTTTCTGTGTCGCTCGATATAGCAATGACTTGCTCCACCGTCAAGTGGAATAGAGAACTACAATCTTGGTCTTGGACCGAGATTCTCTCTACTGCCGTACTTGATGGTGACGCTGTGGTCTCTCGTCGGGAACCTTCGGGTTCTTTCGATGTAGGACCGCCAGCGGCGAGTAATAAATATTGGAAGGGTGTCTTCTATGACACTACACTAATGGCAATCCTGAGGGGCTCCAGTCCTTCGCTGCCATATGCCTTGCGTTACAGTTCAATTGCCAAGCGTAAGTCGGTTTGTAGACCGTGGCTTGATAATCACGTACCTTTTATCAATAAGGGTGCATGGAACGACGTAAACTCATTAAAGCCTAGGTATAGGCTTACATGACAATCCGCGGTCCCCTGCGCACTAGTATTTAGTGCTCATTGAGGTCAAGGGCGATTTGGAGTTTTCTCTCCAATATGAAAAGGAC